ATAAGAGGACTTTATCAAGCCCATGGGTAGAACCACATCTCGAGCACTTGCTGAGATGGTAAGAGCCCAGAGGACAGAAGTAGACGAGACAGAATACTCGTACCGGATCAGGCAGGAAGACCCTGACAAATTTGACCAAAAGAGCTTCAGGACTATTGAGATTACGGAAGGAGTCGAGGCTGTTGTAGGATGTCCTAGGGGCCAGTATGCGAATGGCAAGTGCAGTGTAGGAACCGATATTCAGAGCTACATTCTAGACAAGGAGAAGTTTGACAGTGAAGAAGAAGCTCAGAAGTGGATCCGGGATAATGTTGATGTCAAGAAGGAGGAATCTACCCAAGCAAATGGACTACCTCATCCTGATGGAGATGCTCCCCATGAGAAGAAGTATGAGAAACTTGTGAAGGAGAATCTTCCTGCAAAGGCTTCCAAAAAGAAACCTCAATTCTCAATCCAGGCATACAGGATGCCATATGTTGCGCAAGCTAAAGATCCAAAGACTGGCATCATCACAGTGAAAGCAATAATCCTGGAGGAAGGTCTCAACTCTAACAAGTGGAGAGTGCCCAGGGAGGAATTCCAATCCATCTCAGATCAGTACAAAGAAGGAAGGCAGTTGCGATTAGATCATGGCAAGGATGTTGTTAATGTTATTGGAAGATCTACCAATTCAACCGTCTTGAAAGGTTCTCAAGTCGAGGATTATCTTGGAGTAGAAGTTCCTGGAATCATTGACGATCAGATGTATATTGGAGCTGAGTTTGAAGCCAATCCAAAGGAGCCTCAGGTAAGAACCAACATTCTGGCTCATTATGTTGATGCTGGATCTATTGGATTGGATGCAGATCTCTTTTGTGAGGAGGATGATGTCCCTGCAACAATTGAAGGAGATGAATGGGTCAAGCCCTGTGGACATGATGAATCAGGATTCCTTCTGAGAAATGTACAAGCAGCTGAGTATTCATATGTAACAGAGCCAGCCTTCTCTCATACCATCTTCTCATATCCCTCTTTTGCTGCATCAGTTAGTTCCAAGTTCAAGGATAGTGCTCTTATTCACTCTTCACAAAAGAACGGGCATATGCCTAAAGGGCAAGATGCAGAAAAGGCTGATGCGAAAGCTAAAGGGCAGGAAGATGAAATGAAGGGACAAGATGAGGAAGAATCCCAAGAAGATGAAAAAATGGTGTCAATGTCAATGGCAGAATATGGAGATCTAATGAAAGAGAAGGGAGCTGCTGAGGAGCTCCGCAAGCAAATGATGCGAGCAATGCCCCAAATGGATGAGAAGAAGTCAATGGAACATAAGGAAGGCCAAGACTTGGAAGAAGAATTAGAGGAGAAAAATATAAGCCAAGATGAGAAGAAGGCCAGAGGTAAAAGTAAAGGAAAATCCATGGAAGATGAGAATGCTCAAGATGAAGATGATGCCCAGGATGAAGAGAAGAAGGAAGGAGCCAAGGCAAGAAGAAGAGCTACCGATCAAAAATCTAAAGGATACATTGCCAACAGGATGCCTCTCAATGACAAGGATGATCTCATGGCAAGAGTCACGAGACCAACTGAGACAGCATTGATGGAGCCATGGATCCGAGAAATATTCAAAGCATCTTATGAGAGTCCAACAGCTCCAAAGGAATTCAAGGCCAATATGAGGCAATTTGTAGAGGCAGGGAGGTTTAACTAATGTCTGAGATACCAACTCCAGTGAGTGAATCTACTGCAATAGAGATCGTAAGGCTTGAGGGATCAACCAAGTCCACAAAGGCAGTAGATACATTTGCTGCTGGTAATATCGCTTATTTCCTGAACAACTCGGGTCTCACTAAGGTAATTGCAAACATCAGAGCCAAGTCCATTCCTGGAGTGGTTCTGTATGATGCAGTCTCTGGGGAGAGGGTTGTCACAATTCAAGGAAAAGTGAGAGTCTTCTGGGATGGTAATGGAACCGTCAATAGGGGAACTCCACTCCAGACTTCAAGCAATAGATCCGGATGGGTTGAAGCAACAGGAACAATCATATCGGGAGATGTCTTTGATATTGGCTACTCTGAGAATGCGCTTGCAGCTGCCAATTCAGGACTCCTTATTGTCATGAATACCAAACTATAGGAGAGTGAGTGAGAAATGTCTACATCCGTACAGCAGCTATATGTTGAGCAGACAGAGTTTGCTTATCCTGAGCTTAGTGCCAGGATTATCCAAGCTGTTTTTCCTGCCAACATATTTGTGAATACTCTCACCTACTATTCGATTGCAGATAGGAGAGTGCCTTCAGTCACATTCGTACTGCAGAACATTCCATCCAGCCAGCCGACCATCCAGCCAATAGGAGAGTCTGAAGATATCCCAGTGGATATGACTCCCTACAGCAAGAGCACTGTAACTCCAGATTTCTGGGGAGATTCCGTTAGAATTCCAAGGACTGTTCAGGAGGATCTACAGATACCTGTCATGCAGGACTATCTGCAGAGAATCACTCAGAAGACGGCCTACACTCGAGACAAGCATGTTGAGAGAACCCTCAATGCAGCCCTATCTTCATCAGCCCATGCTGATGGAGGCCTTGATAATTTCATAGGCTTCACTGGAACTGGATTCGATCTTGCAGGAACTCTATCACAGAAGGACATTAGGGAAGCCAAGGCAAATGTTGAGAAGGACACCAACAACTACCTCATTTCAGATATCATTCTCAATGCGATCAATGCAGCTGACTTGATCAGAATCCCGAACTATGTCTCTGCCTTCTACTATGGAAGAACTGACATAGGCGTTAAGGGAGCCCTACAGCAAGCACTCGCTCCAATTGGTCTATTGCATGGATACAATACATGGGTGAGCAATGTTGCAGCAGTTGGAACCGTCTACTTCCTGGCAGCTAATGGAGCCAACATCAACAACCAATACTCTCCTCTAGGATTCTTCATTGAGAAGAGGCCACCTAATGCAGAGCAGATCTTCTGGCCCTCAACTGATGAGTTCAGGGTCTTCATCACAACAAGGTTCAAGGCTCTAGTCACTCGAGCAGAAGCAGGATTCATGATCACGAACCTAGCAACAAGCTAGGAGGAATAACCATGGGATTCAACAATACTGAGATGTCAGTTAGCATATCAGGAGTTACTGGAAGCTTCATCAAAGATATCTACCCAGAGAGCCATACCCATTCAGGAGCTGGAGTCGTGAATGTCGTAAGTGGAGCTGGAGTTCTTGGAGGAGTAATTCCGTTCCTTCACTCGGGAGGAGCTAGTGATGCAGCATCTGGATCTGTGATCAGAGTAACAGACGCAATATCTGGAGTTGTTACCTTGGTAACAAAGGTTCTCTACAACCATGACTTTGGAGCATTCTCTGGTTTGACTGCAGATGCATCTGGAGCTAGAGGTGTAATTGGACTGGACTACAGAGCGCCTCCAATGGCACATTTGGGAGCAGTATTCCTATCTGGACTCAACATCCAGGGAGCTGCTGACTATGGAGTTACTGTCTACTACAAGAAGCCAACTACTTAGAGGATATTTCTGATAGCCTTTTATTTATCCAAGAACTAGCGTGAGCCATGTTTGTCGAGGAAGAACAAAGGAAAGAAAATAGAGGAGCTAAGGTAGAGCGCATACCAAGCAAATCAAAACAGGTAAGCAAAGAGCAAGACAAGCCAGCCTATAAGAGACCACAGAGAAATGTTGAACAATATGCTGGAGAACCTCCATCAGGATCTGAGCAAGATAAGACTCCCATTCAGTTCAGGATAAGGGGCAGGAAGTGTGGAATTCATGATGAGCTGATCCCAGGCAAAACATGCAAACTCAACTTGCTAGTTCAGAGAGTCAAGAATCAGAAGTTTGAGAGAGATGAGCATGGGCAGGGAGGACAGATAATCTATGATGAGAAGGATATCAGGCAATACATCTACTGCACAACTCATGGGCCTTTCCCAATTGGGGATCCCTCCTGGTAGGAATTAATCTTCTAAGACCAAAAGAAACTCCACTCGAATATCTCAGATGGCTATTCTGGAAGATCCGGTACTATGGCAATTATGTTGCCTACTGGAATCTCAAATAT